AGAGGGAGTGGAACTTTTATCAGATCTCCTATTTTCACATGCTGTTCTGTTGGTTTTTTATTAAACCAAGCAATAACCCACCAATATTCTGGATTCCCATAATATTTCTGTGCCAGCTTATAATAGCGATCCTCGACGGCCCACAAATGATTAGCGAAACTTAATCGATTAATCTCTTCGAAGGTGGGGTATTCTAAATCTTGTGTTTCGAAATGACGAAGAAAATCTTTATTGCCATATCTTTCTGGATTGGCTTTTTTATAATCTACGTCCTCATTAACAATAATATCTAAATCTTTATATCTTGATATAGTCATTTAGGATCCCCCTTTTAATATCTTCTCTTCATCTAGTGGAGCACCCATGCCGATATGATCACTTACAGAATTGATTATCCCATGATAAGAACGTTTTGTTCCATAAGGAAATCGATCGCTGCCATGAAATAAGTTACCCATTGCTGTAGAATCCCACCCTATCGTTGATTCGTGTAGCGGAGAGAATGCCAATTGTACTGTGATCGCTCGTGGAAACAATGCTTCTAGTTCTGAAACAAATACTCCATTTTCTTTGATCCCCATATTTGTTGAGAAAGAAGTAATATATCCCAACAGCCCTTTCATTGGGTTTTTATGATTGACCATTAGATTTGCAAACTTGATTCTAGCTAGTGGTGGACTGCTTAGAATGTTTGCACCTTGTTTGGTTCTTTCATAACTCGGATATAAGTTTTTGATCAAAGTGTTGATTTTTATTAGATTTTCATTTGCGTCTGCTTCACTAAAGCACGGAATAGTAAAGTTAAGAGTGATAGTTCGCTTAGTTGATTTATAAGTCGGAATAGGATCTGCTCTACCAAAAACCTCTGTAGACGTCCAACTAGGAGAATAACTATCTCCGAATGCCTCTATATAAGCTGGGAATCTTAATCTGTCGCTTGGAGTTATTTGGAGTCCGCCGGCTCTGGCGCTTGTTTGAGTTGTGGGAAAAGTAAAAATCAAATCTGAGAATGGTATTTGCTTTCGAACATTTACTTCGCTAGGGTTGCCTGTTTTAATTGTAGGGTCTGGCTCTTCTATTGCTGATGAAAGAGCGTCATTAACTACTGCTTTTGTGACACCCCATGCCATTTCCTTCCCAAAATCGCCCCTTCTTTCTTTAAAATCATCCCATGCACCCATTTAATTATATTTCCTTTTATTATAAAGCCTTCTGATTTTTAAACTCTACCAACTGATTGGCAAACTCAGCATTAATCTCGCCTTGTTTTTTCATTGCTGCCTCTATTTTTCCAGTGAATTCACCAAACTTCTTTGTGACGCCGGTATTTACAAATGCTTCTCCAATCTTCTTAGCATAGATTGCCACTGTCGAATCGACTTTATTAAGTATTGCCTGACCGCCAACTTGAACTCCACCTTTAACACCTGCCACCATTCCAGTTGCGCTAGCGCCAGCGGCGCCGGCTGCGCGGACGGGGGCGAAGTTCATGTAATCTTTAGCGGCGAGTCCCATTGCGCCAATAGTAGTTCCTCTTCTTGCCATGGCTCTTTCAGCGCCGGCAGTAACACCGGTTGGTAGTCCTCCTCCACGAAGAGCGGCTTCTCCCGGCAATGGTTGCCCGGGCTTCCAGGTCATCATTTTACGAAGATCCGTGGGGGACATGTCCATGCTTTTTGCCAAGGATCTCATGTACAAACGAGATGCTCTTGGTCCCGCATTCGCAATACGAGGTGCAACACTTTGTACAGTTCTCGCAATATATTCCATTCGTTCTGGATAATCCATCATCGATGCTTTTACGGCATCAAAGCTACCGCCGAGCGCAGAAATGGTCATATTCATTTTGGCGCCGGTAGCTTGAGCGCTGTCCAAGTTTTCAAACTTGTTCATTGTATTCATTAAGCTAGTAACAGACGTTCCCATACTTCTTGCTCTCAGGGAAAACAACATCGTTTGTCGAGTCATCTCTTTGGAATCTAATATGTCGTGGAATTTCACCGCATTGGTAGTAAAATCAGCAAATACCTTATTTACATCTTGTCCGGTAGTTGCAGCAAATGCTGTTAATACTCTTCCTGTTTTGACTATTTCGCCCCTACCCTGTCCAAGAGTTGTGTCAAACATTTCTATCATGCCTGTTGTAGTACCAATGCCCACGCCTAGGCGACTCCAGATTAATGCCTGTTGAGTTAATGCCATTCCACTTTTCTGAAACTCTGGTCGGACACGCATTGATAAAGTTCTTTGGAAAGCATTATACTGCGTTGTAACTTCATTAACTGTGAAGCCAAGTTCAGCATTTGCTGCGGATACTCGCATCATTTGAAGAGCGACGGTGTCTAGTGCCTTTTGATTTTGCAAAAATGCAGCATTACTTTTACCTAAAGACACATTCATTGTATCTAGTGTAGTAATCATTGCACCAATATATCCGGTCACACCTTTGGCAGACTTCGCAAAGGCATCACCCAGGGCTGATGTTTCGTTTGTTTTGTTTGATAAACTCTTAAATTTTGCGACCAGCGCACGAGCTTCTGTTCTTTCTTTCCCGGTAAGTTTATCTGCTGCTTCTTTGGCAGCATCGAACTTACCTTCTCTGGCTAATTTGGATGCTTCATAAAATGACATACAATGGTCCTCTCACTAAATAAATAGTTTCATTGGTTGTTTTCTGATTGATCTTCGAAATGTTTTACCAATCTTTGAGCGAACCAGTTCCTTAGCTTTACGGGAAGACCGTAAATCTCGTGAAAGTTCCAACGTCCATGCATTTTCATTTGAAAGATGGTTTCGTATACACCATCAATATACTCACTCGTCAGGCCAAAAAAACGTGCCCAGAAGGGGCACACCTCCTTCGCTGACATGTTCACACACTTCACACTCATGAGTATAGGTGAAGTCGACATCTGGTACTGCTTCTAAGTACTTCTTTTTAAGGTACCTTGAATCAGCAATTGGCATTTTAGAGATTAATTCATTAACACTCATCATATTAGCATCGCCATTAACAGATACAATCATTTGTCGCAGTCGATCAGTGGCCAATGTTTCAGGTAGGTTGTGCTTTGCTTTTTGCTCTGCCTTCTTAGTAATCTCTTCTTCGTCTGTACTGGTTAGCAGTTTTAGTTCGATAACCGCTTTTGTTCTGGGAAGCTCCAAAACGAAAGTACCTTGCTCTGTGAACTCAATTCCAGTGGAAGCTAGCTCTTTTGGTTCAACCTCGTCTAAATCGATTGTCTTTTCTGCTTCTTTAAAACATTTAGGACAAGTGACAACGATATCGTAGTTCGAACCGTAAGCATTTTTTCTAGCGTTAATAAGAATAGCATTCTTGTCTCCCAATAGGAGAGTCTGAGCTTTAACTTGCTTAACCAAGATGCTTTCTAACAATCTATCAAAGACAATACCTTTTTCATTAAGGGAAGGAGAAACTAATATATCCTCTTCTTTTGTTGTCATAAAGCCGACTTCGACTTCTTCTTCTCCGTTAAACGGATGATCACTTGGATAGAATCTACCCTTTGACGGAAGTTTTACAAAGTCCGTTGGCCTTGAATAAACACTAGCCTGCACACCCGTTTGGGGCGCAAGGTGTTTCACATTATCTCTCATTATTACCTCTTAGGATTAAAAGTCAGTTCCGCCCAGTCATATGACAGCGTAACATCGATGTTTGTTAAGGCATCAGAAGAATAATCTAACTGACTAAACTTAACGTCTTTTATGAATGCCCCTTGTAGCTTCCAGCTTTCATATACTTCGCCCTCTGGGGTCAGCATCTGGATCTCAACGTTAGCACCCAATGCATTCATTAGAACAGATTTGCTCAAATCTTTTAAGTTATTTCTTGAAACCTTGTTTGGAGGGTCATAAGCAGAGTCTGTCAGTTTTGACATAAGTATTCCACCTACTGAGTTTGGGATATCTTGCGAGAAGATCTCTCGGATTGAAAAGGAAACATCATTCCATTTAATATCAATCGGGTGTTTAATATAATGATTTAAGAGTTTATATTCTTTTGTTCCGATTGAATAAGAAGGTCTGGCGACATTAACAATATAGGCACTGTACAACCCATCTATCTTTAAATAAAATCTATAAGCTTGTTGTACGGATTTTTCTATTCTGCGCTGATCAGTATAAGTTGGCATCACAAGGATAATTAGTCATTTGTGAAAGTTTCTAGGTCTGCATAATCAAAAACAAATGTAACCTTGATTTCCATCAGTCCTTCATCTTCGTAACTTACATCGGAATAATCAACGTCTTTGACCCAAGCATTATGAAGAGTCCATTTTTCAACTTCTTTTCCATTCGAATCGAGCGTCTTAATAGCGACGTTGCCCTTGAGAGCACCGATAGAATTAAGTTTGGACATACTGGTTTTCCAACCTTCATTATCTTCATTCCAATTAGAAGGAAGAACATAACCGGCATCTTCAATGATCTTAAACAACACTGGTGCAACATCAGGATCAATCGGATCAACCAAGGTGACATCAATTGTATTCCATGTAACTCTACCAGGAAATTTAAATTCATGAGATAAGAAGTGATGCTTTCCACCTTCGGAAACAGATACAGAGGGACGTCCCGCTGTTTTGATTACCCAAGCTGGGATATCTCCAAAAGTCAAAAGAAACTTAAACTTTCTTTTCGGCTCGATGTTTGGCGATTGCCATTGTGGTAGGGGTGTTGCTTTTTTACCCATTGTGTTTTTCTCCTAGTTTAGTCCTCGAAGGACGCTCCGGTGTTGGTAATAATAAAATCGACTGCGATGAACTCGATTGCTCGCGCTGGTTTTAGAAAAACCTTTGCATACATAACATTCTGATCAATCAAATCAGGTGTTGTTGTGGTCTTGTCCAAAATCAGTTTATATTCAGTCAGTCCAAATCTAGATTTAACATCGCTCAAGAAAGGTTCTGCACGATTAATAAATCGATCCCAAGTTTCTTGAACGTTTGGCTCAAACAATACGTCTGTCGCAAGTGTCGAAATGCCTTTCTTTACATAAAGAAGCAGCCGACGAACGTTAATCCTATCCAGTGCCGATCTTGTAACCTGCAAAGTCTTTTGACCGAAGATTACAATACCCTCATTCGGGAATGTAGCGATTGGATTGATATTAACATCATAAAGCTTATCCCTATCTTTGGAAGTTAGTTTTTGTGTAACGTTGACAACTGGCAATCCTGCGGCACCACTTGACAATCCGCCACGATTGAAGCCGGCTGGTGCGAACCAAGGGGCTCGAACTCTGTCAGTGTGTGACATTGCACCAAGTGCGACAACTGAAGGCGGCATATAAACAAAGCTGCCTTGCAGAGTATCTCGTACTTGAACCCATGGGTAATAAGCACAGCCATAGCTGCTATTTAAACCCCTATCTTTCTTGTTTGAAACAACTTCAGAAACAGAAGATCTATAAGTTGGTTTCCCAGTGGAATTCTCATATTCAGGAACAAAGTCACCGTCTAGATCAACAATTGCCAATGTGTCTCCGCGTGAATCTGCCATATCAATCAAGTAGCTAGTTAGACCCTCATGATACATTCCCGGGACTGTAACAAGATTGTGTTCTGCTACTTCTGGATCTCTTACCAAATCGATTGACTCTTGTATAGAGTTAAAGGCATAGTGAGTTGTCGCGCTTTTGGTGGCTAATAGTCCGTTACGGAAAGGTTGTTTTTCTGTAATGTCAATACCGTCTGAACCGCCGTGCATTAATGTAGTAAAAGAATCAACGTCGACATCGATAAGATCCTTATAAGTTCCAGAAACTGCTGTAACAGAGTTTCCGAGTACGTGGCTGCCAGAAACATAAATATAATCTGTCGCACTAGAAGAAACATTATCTAAAGAGAAGATCCATGAATATTCTGTATCATCACCAGCAACAAGTTGAGTCGTTGTAGCCCCCAGTACTGAGACATGATCGAGAACACTCTTGTTAAAAGTATCTCCAGTACCAATATTGGTCCATGCTCCAAAATAGGAATCAGTCACATTAGAAGGGGTGCCGTCAGAAGCATTGGTTCTCAATGCTACTTTTGACTGAATAAACTCATATGAGCTTCCAGTGTGGTTATAACCTGAGATCCTGTCGCTGGCTGACGAGGTTATTCGTAAACTACCTGCGCCGCCGCCGCAACCGACGCCAGTACCTTCCACCCATTGATCTCCAAAGGAAGAGCTTTTAAAAGTAAAACTCTTATAGACCGGGGGACCAAATACGCCGAAGGGTAGATATTCAGCATTAGCAGCATAGTTCGTACCCATTTCGACTCTGATATATTTAGAGTTGTTGGGGTGTTCGCCCTTTTCAATGAGTCGTTTTTCCGCTGCGCTATATTCTACATGAGCGTTACCAATTCGGCGGCCTACAAAATCTTCTGAAGATTTGTTCAGATTACAGCCAGAGTATCTTTCTAAGACAACTGGGTTTTTATCTGTATCTTCGATGTCACGGACCAGTACATCAAAAGTACCATATTTGTTGTGTTCATCATATGAATACTTGAGATTAGTTATTGAGATCTTAAGGTTTCTCTGTGCCCACTCACCGTGATCCAGTGCATGAACCCTGAAAAGTTTATCAGCTGTCGAAGGACTATAACTGGCTGTGTCGTTTAAGTTTTGTGGAATAAACCAGCCAGTGGCGGGATTATTTCGTGTTCCAGTACTATTCTCAAAAGGAATCTGACGATTACTATGTTGACTACCTGAAGCTATTCCCAAAATGATACCAACGTAATCACCGGCAAGAGCAGTAGCTACACCGGAAGACGAGATGTTTGCATCAAAATCATTTTCGTATGTTTCACCTAACCAATAATTCTTTGGTGAATCAGTAATATCTGCATTTGTTAATGTTGGATTAGTGTTAAATACTTTACGAATAAAGTTAGAATTGGCTGTATCCATATTGAACTTAACGTTCTCATATGTAGTACCACTAGCTAAAATCTTGACAGTAAAGTTGCCTGATGCATCTGATTGTAC